ATTTATTCGTTAATAACAGACTCACCAAACTGGTCTACAGTTACGGGTTTTGTTGAGGTGGTTACGTCAACCTCTACACCACCTTTGGTGTATCCAAGGTCTACACCTTTGTATAGGACTGTGCATACGCCCAGTTTTACGTTTTTTGTGTTGCTTGACATTTATTTCTCCAAAATTTTGTTAACAAAATGGTAATTACCAAATTATCTTACCATAAATTATAGAATAAATAAATGCTTACTTATCTTTCTAAGATTATGTTAGTTCTCTATGTAGACCATCTCATAGTTAACACTGAATTCGATGTTGTCACCTGCAGATGTGGGGAACGCAACTGGGTCATGTATGGGCTTAATGTAATAGTAATAAACGCCATCAAGAGTGCCTCTTCTTACCCCATTTAAAGCGGTCATTATTTCTTTTGAAAGTTGATAACCCTCTTCAAATTTTGGGCTTCTTACTATGGCTTGGAATTTTGCTTTTTTGTATCCGGGCAGTTCGCAATCTAACTTTGCGCCATTTAAGTTATGCAAGAGCAGCACCCCCGTTTTTACTGAGAATGGCATGTGGAATACATAGATAGATTCCCCTTGAACTCTCTCTAGTAAAAAATTTCTTAGTGGTAGTAAATTCATTAGTGACCAACGCCTCTCTCTAAATTCTGTTCAACATCTTTCTTTATTTCTTCTTCTAGGTCTTCCATCGCTCTCTCAAGAAACTTTCTACCAACCAGCAAACCTGAACTATCCGCTTTTCTTTGAGACCCCTTTCCAAGCCTGTAATCGCCTTCGTGCATTCGTGTTGCGTAAAATCCGACAGTTTTTCCACCTTCTGCCGGTTGGTTTTCATCAACAAACACGTAATATTTACTCCTGCCGCTGTTTGTTATGTCTTTTTCTTGAGCGACTTTAATAGACTCTTCAAGATTTCCTTCGTCAACTGGTGCATATTGTTTTGCAAGGTCACGTATTTTTTCAGAGCCGTGCAATAACGCACTTCTAACACCTCTGGATGACCTCTTTTCGATGTTATTTAGCTCTGCCGTTAGCTCTTTAAAGCCAAACATTTTTACGCTCATGATTTATTATGGATGCTTGCATCCACCTGCCAATGATGCCCTTTGCCATTAACGCTGTTTCTGTAAAACTTAGCGTCCGCCTGAAGAGTAATGCCGGAAACAGTGATAATGTCACCAACTTCTATTGGTGCGCTTAAATCAAATAACAATCTTGAATCTCCGGCGTATTCGTGCGCATTACCCCCGGTTGCTGAGGTGTCTGTTCTTACAGACGTTCTCATGTCTTGGACTACCAGTTTAACTATTGAACACCTTGATTTGATTTTCTTAGACGCAAGAGGTTGTCCGAATTCATCAAACCCAGATAATTTTTCTATTAAACATGGTAAATTGCCGACAAATGCCATATAAACACCAAATAAAGGTAAACTTTATGGAAGTTTACCAGATATTGGTGGTTAAGTCATTACTTACTTATACCGGGAATACGGATGTGTTTGGATGGATGTTTTTTACAAACTCTTTTAGATGCGCCTCTAGCGGGTGAAAAATCATTCCATTACTGAGCGTTATTAGTCCGTTTTCCGCAATAGCTTTTAAAACATAAGAGTCATATATTGTTTTTACGACCCATTGTTGGGTTAGCGACTTTACATACAGCTTTGCTGACCATACTCTTCCGATTTTATCAACGTGTGTAAATCTGATTGATTTCTTTGCGGCTATTGATGCTGATATTTTTGCCCTGCCCGATAACTGCATTGACTTTGCGACGATGACGAATTTATGCAAATCAATTGAGACCGACTTTGCATCTTCCATCATTCTATTAAATAACAACGATTTTAAGCTTTCTTTTGACGCTGCTAGTGTTTGCTTTAATATTTCATTATCGTCCAACAGTGACGATATTTCGAGCGTTTTTTTGTCTATTATTTCGTTAATTCTATCACTGTGTATTTTAATTGACTCAACCGACTTGTTCTTGAAGTCTCTAACATTAGAAACTTCAGGGTTGTCAACTAAAGACGAATTAAAATAGGCGATTGTCGCTCTTATATGTGTCAAATAAACATCAAGAACTTCATCGCCTACAGACTCTATTGTTAACTTAAGCTTATGAGCGTCCAATTCTGTAACCAATTTCTATAAAGCCGTAAAGTGCCATAATTGTATCTTTGGATATGCCGTAGTTTATGGACTTTCCTTCTTTCCATTTCATGGTGGACTCTCCAACGGTTTCTTCTATAACTCCGTCGTTTCGTCTGTCTGATATTGCCATTTGATTTTCTAGTATTGCATTTGCTTCGATGACTTGGGCTTTTTTAATTGCATTGAGAAAAGTTGCAGGATAAGTTGCCACAACAGCAGATGATTTTTCATTTATGCCTCTTATAATCCAGGTTTCACCAAATATAGTTGAAGGTATGCTTGTGTCTGAAATGTAACTCTCTTGAGGTTTAACACAGTAGTTGAATCTTCCAAGTGCATCAAATGCCGCCATTAGCGCATTAATCTTATCTTTTTGCTCTGCAACTTGCCATGCGCTCATTTTAAGCATCGAGTGGGCAACAAGCTCTGCGTCTTGCAAAGTTTGATAAGACCTGTTCATAAAAGACACTTCTGGGGCTATAGCCAAGACCAGATAAACTTCACTTTTAAAAACCACCGCACCGTTGGTTAATTGGATTCTCAACTGAGCTTTTCTTGACTCGGATTTCTGAGGGTCTGTTAGCGCGTTTACCCCAAAAGGTATTGCAACACTAACCTCGACATCCCCAGAGGCAAATGATGGAGTAGCGGTTCCAAGTGTAACGTTTGTGCCGTTAAGATACTCTACCGTTATGGATTGAATATCCTGAGCTGCGCCATCTTCTCCAGAAATATCGAAAACAATTGATACTGGTGAGCCATCATTTACCGTTATCATCTTACTGTCCGGCGTTTTGGGCTTCAATGATGCCGTTAATAATTCCGCCAATGGACGTTCCTTTCACGCCAAATTTGTCACCAACTTCTCTAACACCAGCGATACCAGACTTGTCAGCGATTGCTTCTAAGTCTTCTTTTGTGTAAAGTGCTGTGGCGGGTTGCTCTGCTCCATCAGTTCCAATCTCTTCGCTGACCTCTGTAAACTCAACTTCTGTCTCTGCTTCTGCAACCGCAAGTTCTTCTTCAAAACTTTCCCCTTTGAATTTGACTAAATTAGCCGCAACGCCAGCCTGTTCGCCTGTCTCTACGATTACAATGTTCATTACCGCTGCTAAGCGATTAATCATTTGAGGTGATACGCTTTCAACGCTAACGCCGTCTTCGAACTGAACCCCAACCATTTCGCCATTGTATCCGGCTAATGGGCCACCTTCTATCTTGATTATGCTCATAATGCTACCTGTTTGTAAGTAAGTGTTTATTTACTAATAATAATCTTATTTATTACCTAAGTAAACAATTAATATCTTTGCAATCCGTGTCTTCCAGAAACAATTCGTCTATCTCTCTAATCGCTGTTGGTATAATCACGCTCCAGAAAATAACAACAATTATTAAACAGGCAACTGTTTTTGCAATATCCATCAGACTTGTTTTTTTCATAGCTTTCACCATTAAATATTTTTATATATGGTTTTGGCAATGAAATACCGTTTAATTTGCCACCAAATAAATTATCTGTTGTGGCTTCGTATCTAAACTCAACAAAGATATTTTTATAAACATCTTCTTTTGTTTTGTTAAAGTCGCCACCGCTAATTACTGAATAATCAGCACACCCTTTAAGCAAAAAAAGCCCCAATAAAAGAAGGGGCTTTTTTATCTGTTTCACTTTGTAAGTATCCGATTACTTATTTTGTCATTGAAACTCTGTGTTGGTTATCCAGTGCCTTTTGGAACTGCTCTTGGGTTACAAATTTCTCAGTTGGGGCCTGGGTAACAACTACAGTTTTGGTTACTTCCGCACATGTTGCGCCTGCTGCTTCCATCGCTTCTGCGTTTTTGTCGAATTGGCGCATACGTTCGCACGCAACTCGTGGCAAACCTGAAGTTTGATAATATGCGCTATCAAGACGACGATCACAGTTGTCATTATCTACCGGCAATCCGCCAGCAATTGCCCCAAATGGAGTTGATATACCAATGCTGCCTGAGTTTGCACAGTTTGCTTGTGAATAACTTGGGACCATATTGGGAGCAAAAGCTATCGGAGCTTGTCTCACCTGCTCTTGTATCATCGTTACATTAGCGTTGCTTTCACCCACACCGCCACTAGCTGTCGCTTGCGCATCTGCTTTGCCACCTTTTGAGATTGACTTGCTTGAAGCGTCAATGTCATTGCTGTTGATAGCGGCAGAATCTGAGTTTGCTTTCGAAAGCGCCTCTGCATTTGATTTCGAGTAAGCACTGTTGTCAATATTTGATTTCAATGTGCTGTTTATGTCGATTTTTGGGCTTAGATTATTTGTTGTGTATGAGCCTGGTGATTGTGGGGCTGGCGTGTTCCACTTAGGGTCATCGTTCTTTTTGTCGGTTGCTGTTGCTTCGAATGCCATAAAAGCAAAAACAACAAACAGACATGTTAAGAATAAATTTAGTTTTGTGTTCATGTTGGTTCCTAATTTAATAAATAATAAAGTTGATTACAAAAACATTTGCGTTTTTGTTATTGGGTTGTAGCAATAATTCGGCTTTGTAAACTTAAAGCCGCTTGGGCACTTTGTGAATTCTTTGATAATGAACGGGATATATCTTATTTCTTTACTCTCCTTTGTTGATTTGCGTTTGAGTGGTTTATGTTTTGCTTTTTTGTATACAATTCTGTCTTTATAAACTATCTTTTCTACCTTCTTTTCAACGATTTTTTCTACCGGAATTAGCACTTCGGATTTTGTATTTACAATTTTCGTTATTGGCGGTTTGTTTTCGGCTATTTCCAGTTTTTGATGCTGTTTATGTGACACAATTGCAAAAACACAGCCAACGATTAAAGTGGCAAATAAGCAAAGCTTTACCATTTTCCCATATATCTGCGCCTTGTATTCCGAGAACAGCGCCACTTTTTCTCTTTGAATTGCTTTGATTTCAGAAGCCTTGATTCTTCTATACATCATGCTTTTTAGTGTTTCGAAATTTTCCGCTGTGTCTTGTGTGTTCATAATTAGAATTTAGAATTTAAGTTTTGTTAAAAGAATTATAGACGATAAGTAAGCGTTTATTTATTTTTTATAGGTCACTTTATAGGTAACTTGGCGCTTCGCTACAATACGAAGCGCCAATTAATTTGTTTATTTTTTGTAAATATAAACCGGAGTGCCGCTGATTGTGTAATCGCATTGGCCTAATTCATTGCCAACACCACCAAAGCCCTTATCTTCTACACCCCAACCAAGTTGGAATGCGTTAAGATTTTTAGTGCCTTTAATGCCTTTGAAGATTAACTGTGAATGATTAACTACCAAATCATTTCCATTAGTGGCGTTAATTCCGCCGTAAACTTGGATAACCCATTTGCCATCTTGTTGTTGGTAAACGGCACTAATTGGAGCGCCATAAGAACAGCCATCGCCGAAAGCTACTGGTGCTGCATTTGCAGAAAACGAAGCTGCCAACATAAGAGCGAGTAAAACTTTTTTCATAATATACCTTTTGTTTTGTTGTTAAGTTAAGTAAGTGTTGAGTTATTTATTATAACTAAATATCTCGGCGTTGTGACTAAAATAAAAAAGGCTACCGAAGTAGCCTTTCTTAAGTAAGCGTTTACTTATCTAATGTTAGATAGAAGTAACACCTTTGATACGCGCAAGTGATTTGGTAGATTTTAAAGCTAAAGCTGTATACCATTTCAAGCGAGTGCGTGTTGCATCTTTGTTTTGAACAGTTCCGAGGTCTTCAATTTGAATACCGGCACTTGAACCACCGTAGATGCCATGCAAACCATCTGATTCGTTAAAACGAGCAGCGTAGATTGAGCATGTTGCAGGCGCGGTTCCTTGCACTTCGTTAGCTGGCAAAAAGTCGTTAACCAAAATAGGCACGCCATTGTGAGCAGGAATAGGCATACCGAAGTTACCCATAATTACGCTGTCAGCAGTTGTGCCGCCCAATGCGCGTAACAATGCACGATAAGCGCGCAAAGTGCCTGAACGCATGATGATCGCATCAGCGCCTAACAAAACTGCGTCAGACAATTCGTCCAACATAGTCATTGTGATTGCGTTACCGTTAGTTCCAGCAGTGATAGTTTGACCTACTGTTACCAATTTGCTCATACCATCAAACTCTTTTGGGTTTGTGACGTTGTCGCCAATAACCAAAGTTCTTTGGAATTTACGAGCCAAGCCTTTTGCTTTAGCAGCAATTTGGATTGCTCGTTGGTTGTTGGTGTTGTTCATTGTGGTGTCAAGGAATTTATCAACATCAACGTCGCCAATCAAGATGCGCAGACGAGTTGTAATTTCGCTGAAAGTTGCAGCGCCTTCGTTTACTGTATCAGTAACGGGGTCAAGGAAGTCTGCTTCTGAAATGGCGTTCTCACGATTGTAAACGTAAGCTTTACCATCAACTTGTGTAAAAGGTAAACGTGCGAAAACTTCGTCGCGGTCAATAATTTCTTCAATTACGCCAGCAACCAAGTCATTGTTAGTAAGCTTCTCAGCTTCTACTTTCAATAAAGCCATTAGAAAATCTCCAGTATCATTAAATTAAATAAAAATTTTTAACCATACCGAATTTCTCTTGTCGGTTGTTGGTGTATTAAAGTGTTACTTTTGCTCAGTCACTTTGGCAAATAAGTAATCCATTACTTATTATTGCCAAACCTATGATATTTG